TTCGCTCGGTCAAACCGTGCTCTGACTGATGATGAACTCGCTGTGGTCGAATTTACCGACGAAAACGGCGGTACTCCCAACTTTGTAGACCTCCAAGTACTCTTGGGAAAGAAGCCAACGGTGGAATATCTCGAAGGTTTGATCGAAGATGTGTTGTCAGAGTCTGGAATGGATGCTCCAGCAGCACCTAAAAAAGCAGCGCCACGCCGAGCTGCAGCTGTTGAAGATGATGATACTCCAGCAGTTCGTCCAGCAACAAAATCTAAGCAAGTTGCACCTGTTGAAGATGAAGCAGATGAAGCAGAAGCATTCTTAGCTCAAGTTCGTGCATCCCGCGCAGCAAAAGCACCTACAAAAGTGACGCCTGATATGGACGATGATATTCCATATTGATTAGTACCACAAGAGTATAGTTTAATATATAGGGAGCCCAGTGCTCCCTATTTTCAGTTAACAAATGTATACAGCAAGATTAACACTAGAAGCCTTCCTCACAAACGCGCGTGCAATCCATGGGGACAAGTACGACTATTCTTCTGTTGTCTGGACACCAGAGACAAAATCCAAAACTAAGTTAGATATAGTGTGCCGAACTCATGGGGTGTTCAGGATGGCTATAAACAATCATACCTGCAGCAAACAAGGGTGTCCAGAGTGTTCACCTAACAAGAGATATACATTGGCATTGTTTGTCGACCGAGCGCGGGTTGTACACGGGGACAAGTACGACTATTCAACAATTAACTGGGATGTTACTACCACAAAGCAAACAAAAGTTGCAATCACTTGTCCCACACATGGTGTTTTCTTGAAATCAGCGGCAGAGCACATTCAGAGTAAAGTCGGTTGTCCAGGGTGTAGTACTAGACAGAAGTATACAAGCAAAGAGAACTTTGTGACTCGAGCACGTGCAATCCATGGGGACAAGTACGACTATTCTTCTGTTGAATGGCAAAATGGAATGAAAGCGATAACAAAAGTTGCGATCACCTGTCCCGCACATGGTGTGTTCGTTCAACGAATTTCTGAGCACGCGCAGGCTGAGCACGGTTGTTACAAGTGCCACAAGACACCTACTACCCATTCACTCTCTGGATTGCTGACAAGATTCGTGGGAGTACATGGGGACAAGTACGACTATTCTTCTGTTGTCTGGACACCAGATACAAATCTACAAACCAAAGTAACAATTATCTGTAAGGATCACGGCGCATTTCAACAAGCAGTTGGTGGACACACCAAGGGCCGAGGCTGCCAGTCCTGTGCAGGACAAGAGCGTTATTCTTCAGTGGATAACATTGTCAAGAGAGCTCGTAGCATTCACGGAAATCGATATGACTATTCTCGCGTTGAATGGACAGACACTACAAATGCAGCGAGTAAGATTAAAATAATCTGCACGAAGCATGGGGAGTTTACTCAACGGATTGGCGATCACATCAGTGACAGCAATGGCTGCCCGAAGTGTAAGGCAAGCAGGGGTGAGGTTGCGATAGGCACATGGCTTGATAACTATAAAGTACGGTATAATCAAGAGTACAAATTTCCAGATTGTAGGAATCCTGGCACTGGCAAGCAATTGCGCTTTGACTTCTACCTACCAGATCACAACACGTGCATCGAATTTCATGGCGGGCAGCACTACAAACCATTCGACTTTGTTGGTGGTCGGAGAAAGCAAGCGATAGGGTCTACTCGCCAACACAAGCCTTCAGAAGCATCTGAACTAGAATTTCACAAGTCTCTTGAGAGAGATCGCATCAAGGCAGAATACTGCAATCAGAATGGCATCCGACTCCTAGTAATTCCGTATACAGAATTGCCGCGAGTTTCTGAGATCTTGAAGCGTGAGGTCAGCGTCCACGATGGCTGCTAAATTAACACTTGAGCAATTCTTGATTAAAGCCCATGCAGTGCATGGGGACAAGTACGACTATTCACTAGTAGAATGGACTGAGAATACAAAATCTAAAACTAAGTTAGATATAGTGTGCCACTCTCATGGTGCGTTCCGACAGTCCAGTGACAATCACATTAATAGTAAACAAGGTTGTCCAGCGTGTAGCGGTAAAGAATCGCTGACTCAGGAGTCATTTGTGTATAGAGCGACTCAAATGCACAACAACAAATATGATTATTGTAAAGTGGTTTGGACAGAGAACACAAGATCGGATACTAAAGTTGCAATACTGTGCCCTTCTCATGGGATGTTTACCCAACGAATAAATGGGCACCTACAAGGGTATGGCTGCGCAGCCTGTAGCAACAATGTTGCTCTAACATTTGATCGCTTTGTGCACAAGGCTAATGAAGTTCACGGTGGCAAATACGACTACTCGAATGTAGATTGGAGTATTAATACCAGAGCCAAATCAAGGGTGCGGATTACTTGCCCTGATCATGGGCCGTTTACCCAAATCATTGCCAATCACCTCAATAACATGGGATGTCTAAAGTGTGGTGGTAAAGAAAAGTACACCCTGACTTCATTTGTTGAAAAGGCTCAAATAGCGCATGGTGGCAAATACGACTACTCGAGTGTTATTTGGGATGAGTCAACATCTGCAAAAACAAAAGTGACCATTATGTGCACTATCCACGGGATATTCAAACAAACGGTAGATGGGCATACCAGAGGCCAAGGGTGCCCTGTGTGCAAATCAAGCAAAGGTGAAGTTGCGATAGCATCGTGGTTGGCGGAGTCCAACATCAGTTACTCACCCGAGCACACTTTCGTGGACTGTAGAAACCCAGCCACAGGTAGAAAACTACCATTCGATTTTTACTTGCCAGAATACAACACGTGCATCGAATTTCATGGCAAGCAACACTACGAGCCAGTTAAATTTAGCGGTACCACTACAACCGACTGTGCTATGGCAAATTTGAAGTCTTCTCAAATCCGGGATTCTATTAAAGAGCAATATTGTAAACAGAATAATATTCGACTTATAATTATTCCGTATACTGATATAACTAGAATCGATTTAATTTTGCCCGAACAAGAACTTGGATCTCTACGGCGTTAACTAGAGATGGCAGTTAAACTCACTCTCGAATTATTTAAATCTAGGGCATACGCAGTGCATAGTGGTAGGTATGGTTACAATTCTGTTGCATGGACATCAGATACAAATTCTCAGACTAAAGTTGCAATTGTGTGCACTGATCATGGAATATTTACTCAGCGCGTGTTCAGTCATTTACAGGGAACAGGCTGCCCTGAGTGTAGTCGGATTGCTAAGAGTTATTCCCAGGAGCTATTCTTGACCAAAGCACAACGTACCCACGGTACCAGGTATGATTATTCGTTGGTAGAGTGGGTTGTGGGGATCACCAACGCCAGAACTAAGATAACAATTAACTGCCGCGCTCATGGACCGTTTATTCAACAGTTGGATAGTCACATTCGGGGATGTGGGTGTCCGACTTGTGGGGGTAGCAGCAAACTATCACTAGAACAATTTCTGGATAAAGCACGTCGTGTACATGGAGCGAGATATGATTATACCTCTGTAGAATGGAGTGATACCACAAATGCTTATTCGAAAGTGAGCATTGAGTGCCCAACCCACGGGAGCTTTCGACAACTGATCAATAATCACACCAACAATAAAATGGGTTGCATGGCATGTGGCGGACGGCAACGGCACACACGCGAATCCTTTGTGATAAAAGCACAGCACACTCATGGTACCAAGTACGACTACTCAACAGTAGTTTGGACTGAATCCACCAACGCCAGGACAAAAGTTACAATCAATTGTAAAATACACGGACCATTCAATCAGGTTGTAGATAGCCACATAGCTGGCACTGGTTGCCCGCCATGTAACTCTAGCAAAGGTGAGATGGCCATTTCAACTTGGTTAAATGCTAACGACATCAAATGCACCACCGAACACATTTTTTCTGACTGCATCAACCCTATTACCAAGCGAAAGTTGCGTTTTGATTTTTATCTACCTGATCATAACACGTGCATTGAGTTTCATGGCAAACAACATTACATACCTGTGTTGTTTACCAAGACGAACTTTGGTGAATCAACTTCTAAAATCGCCCGAGATAACCTGAGCTCCAACCAACATCGAGATTCGATCAAGGAACAATATTGTAAACAAAGAGGAATGCACCTTATAATTATTCCATATACTGATATAACTAGAATCGATTTAATTTTGACAACACATCTATTAACTAAAAAGGACAACACATATGACATTTAAATTCTTAGAAACCTTCCACAAAGAAGCGAGTAAGATTGAGGGAGTTTCCGACCGTTCCGCAGAGCCCCGCTACTGGGTTGGTAGTGGAAACTTCACTCTAAACAAAATTATGTCAGGGAATTTTAGTGATTGCGCACCTCAGGGTCGAATTCTTGGGCTGGTCGGACCATCAAGCTCCGGAAAGTCGTTTATCACCGCAAATATTGCGCGTGCTGCACAACGTGATGGTGCATTCTTACTTGTACTCGATTCGGAGAATGCGTTGGATGATAATTTCATGTCTGGCGCTGGCATTGATGTCAACACAAACTACATTTACAAGAAAGTAATTACAATCGAGAATGTGGAATCACTGGTTTACAACTTTCTAAAGGGGTACAAAGAAGAATATGCCAGTGATATTGACAACGCACCTAAAGTGCATATTGCCATTGACTCGCTGGACATGCTCATGACAGATTCCGAGTACGAGCACTTCAAAAAAGGCACAAGTTCAGCTGATCAGGGTCTACAGCGTAAAATGCAGAAGAAGATGTTGAAAAAGTTTGTGCACATGATCGAGGCACTCAATGTTACGATGACTGTTACCAGTCAGGTGTATCGAGCCAAAGCAGACCAACTACTTGAAGGAGAAGGTAAGTGGGTTGTTAACGATGCGATCCGTTACGCTCTATCACAAATTATCTTGGTTACTCGACTGAAGCTAAAGGACGACCAAACCAAAGACGTCGTCGGGGTGCGTATGAAGTGCGCCGGATTCAAGACTCGATTCGCTCTCCCATTCCAAGAGTGTACAATGCACGTCAAATGGGGAATTGGCATTGAGGAACATGACGGTATGTTCGAGGCTGCAATCTCGCTTGGAGTCATCAAGAAACACGGGGCTTGGTATAGCCTGTCGGACAGTACAACCAAATGGCGGTCGGCTGATTTCCCTGAATATCAGGATGAAGTGTTGATTCGCTGCGCCGCGCTGTCGGATAGAGCAATCACACTGATTGAACCAAGTGAAGATGAGGACGTTCCCACTTCGACAACATCCAAGCGAGCTCAGAAGGTAATGCATGCTACAGCGCTGTTGAATGAATTAGAGGAATGATGTAATATATGAGTGCACAAGATGGTGATCAACTCACCGAACGCGTAACAGCACTATTTGTCGATCGGGCGAATGTCTGGATTGAGATGTGTGTAGCAATTGCAAATTATCTGCCGGGCGCCTGGGGCTGTATAGAGACCCATATCGACTCTAGGTATAACTTGACAGAAGTGCGGTTGATTGATCTTGGGTATGATAGTTATAGTGGGATATTGCATTATTCCATATCAGCCGAAACTCCCGGTGGTGGTACCCGATCATTCTTTGCACTTGACATCCCGATGAGGATTGCCGCGAGTGCTGGCGATGATGATGGGTACTTACCGTTATTAGACTATCTCGAAACGACTCCTAATGTTGTAGACAAACTATTTGCTGATGATAATCCACTGGATGTTGTGAATAGAGCAATCGACAACGCACTCAGTCAATTCCCCGATATGGCGGTCGACAAAGCTACCATCATTGATCTAAACAATAGGCTATCCGAGGGTGATGTGTTTCTATGTCAATCAAGCGACCAACTACAGTAAATGAGTATAATTAATTCACTTGGAAATAACTTCGAACACCTTTCTGAGATCTTAGACAAGTTTGAGGGTGAGTTTGAAAATATCACTCTCGACCTCAAGATGAAAGGTAAGGCACTGGATCAATTACTAATTGAACAGGCTAGTCTGGTTGGATATTATGAGTTAAGAGCGGTGGAATTAAAAACCTTGCGCAAGGTTATTGAAACCCGTGTTGAGAAAGTGCGAGGTCGCTTGTGGAAGCACTTCACGGAGAATCATCCGCGCGAATTAAACTACCGCGACAAGGAAAATTATGTCAACAACGAAGATGCTTTGGTAGAATTGAAAGAATTATTCCTAGAAGTGTCGGAGTTGGAAGAAAAGTATCGTGCAGCGTGTGAAGCATTGAAACAAAAAGGCTTCATGTTGAATGCACTAGTCAAAGCTCGTGTAGCAAGTCTCGATAATTTATTTTTATAATTCAATGTCAAACAACTTTCCGGCGATTGGCCAATCTCTCCCCAGAGAGCTAGCTTACCTAGCTCGGTCATCATATTCTCGTTCATCTCGATACTCCAGTCAATCATTCCCACCTATGCCATCCACAAATCCAATATCACTAGTCGAATCATCATTCAAAAATCTTGCTGAGTCCACGTTCCTCAAGGTTCGTTACGATGCCAAGAAGAACACAAGTACCCAACAATTCCAGACACAGGCTGCTGGTAAGGTCGTCTTTGCGCTATTACGAGACCTATACCCGAATTTCCTAGTATTTGCGTTTTCAGAAACTCAGATGTGGCTCCAGTGTCCAGATAATGAATTGCTGATTCAGGTTCGATTTCGATCTGCCAATCTATGTAACCTCGAGATTGCAGGTGATGAAACGCTTGTCAGTGGAGTTATGGGTGTACTACTTGAGAGCTTCGCGCCTGTCGATGTGATGATCTCGTGGGTATACTCCAACGATGGCGGGCAGTTCGATATCCCACTGACACCACCCAAACACGCGGTCACAGATGCAGCATATCCGTACATTGAGGGCGGCGTAGAAAAGTTTGTGGATGATTTTATTGCATCAAGTGAGAATGTGTTGGTGTTGTTGGGTACACCAGGGACTGGTAAATCAACATTCTTGAAATTCTTATTGCAGCGTATGAAAAAAGACGCGATGGTTACATATGATACAGGAATTCTGGAGAAGGATTACTTCTTCGGTGAGTTCATGGA